TGTAGCCAGGATCAACCTCGCCAGCATGCTGCGCCTCTTTGAACACGTCGTTTAGTACGCTTCTTATCAGTTGGCCCATTCTGTGCTTTCCCTCTGCCTTATACTCATCAATAATTTTTGCAATGAGTCTTGTATCTACATCTTTCAGTCGAAGGTTTGGAACTCTGTCTGCGAGGATCTGAGAACATAATCGTCTGGATTTTACAGTAGGTTTTTTTATCTCACCGTCACGCAACCTATCCATCTGAATTTCGATGTATTTTTTAATCCACTCAGATACTCGTATGCCCTGATCCTTTTTACCTGAGTTCTTCATTGCCATATCAATCAGAGCATATGATTGCTGAGTTTCTTGTTCTGCGGTTATACGGTTCATCTCGATTGCAGCAGCTTTTGCCGCTTCATCATCTGTCCCGAATCCAATAAATGAACCTGTTACAGGGTGGCGATATTGCCAATAAATTTTTAAAGTACGTTTATCTAATTTACAGTAAAGGTTAGGTATTTTGACGTTATGTTTTCTGGGGCGAGCTGCCATTTATTGCTTTCTCCACTAACTGGCGGGCCTTGTCTGATAATGAAGTTGAAATATCAACACTGCCAACCATGCCAACAAAACGAGCATCTTCATCTATAACCCAGCGTCGACCTTGCTTTAAGGCTGGCGGATAAGTCTGTTTGGTCTTTGCTATTTTGTTTAATGCTGAGTTGCTTAATGGATATTTGAATCCATTAGGACCAGATGCCCACTCATGAAGTGTTACTAACTGCCCCATGCGTTTCTCTCCACTTTACCGGCTGCACCCGGCTATCTTTTATAGAAAATGCATGATGAGCACCCACCACGGAGGCCATCATTGCAGGTACGACATCTTTTCGTTTCGTTGTTATAAAGCTGGTTGGCCATCTCCTTTGAAATAATTACTGGCATCGGCACGCGGATGACCAGCCTGCGGAGTTCGGCTATTTCGTCGGCCTGCTCCATGACCCTGGCGTACAGGTCCGAGGCTTCACCTTTCCACCAGGCAACGTCGGCTTTAAGGCGGCGCAGGCGCCGCTGTTTAAGTTTGCTCACCATATGCCATACCCGGTCATGGATATGAGCTGGCAGATAGCGAACATCACCGCCGTGATAACAACCACTTTGACTGGAGGCATCAATTCACCTCCTGCTGCGGTGCTGTTGCAATCATCGCGCGATAGATATTTGACAGCCTTGTTTTCATTAGGCGTGACATTTTCCCTGTATCAGTGAGCGTTCTGTACCCTGCGAATTCTTGCGACATAGTCGGCTCAACAGGCACCAGCACCCAACCATCCGGAATCACCGGAGAGTTTCCAGCCTCATAAGCAACGCGCAACCAGTGGAAAAACACCTCCGTCATCACGCATCCACATTCGACGTCAATGGTGCCTGTCTGCTGCGAAAGCCACTGCTCGAATGGAAACTTGTTAGCCGTCGTTACAGGATCGGCACCCTGAAGCATGGCGGCGCGGCGGTTCATGCTATCCAATGCAATGCGCATAGCCTGAATCCCTGCCGAACCATCAGGGTAAATCCCGTAACGCTCGAATACGTCGATGTGGTTACGCATGAACGTAGGCGTAAGCTCTTTGTAGGCATGAGCAAGCGGACCAGAGACATTATCAGGCACAGATACCGGCGCTGGCGGGTCGACACTCAGCAGCACGTAACCCGGCATCCATTGACCAAGATCAGCAACGTGCGTAACGGTGACGCTGATGAAATCACCCGTGAAGGCTTCTTCATTCGGATCCCACTCACAAAGGTCGAGAATGTCGCCTGCCTGATATTCACGGTCATTCCAACGCAGTTCTGCGCGCTTAAGTCCGTCCCGGACCGCTGCGAAGTATTCAGGCCAAATCTTGAGGTTGTGCGTCACGGGTTCTCTGGTAATAGAGCTCATGATGCCTCTCCTTTACCGGCTGCGGCGGGTGCGTCGATGCCAGCAGCAGACAAAGCGATTCGGAACGCTTCCTTCAAATCTGCAATCTGCTTGTCTTTGGCTTCCAGCTCATCCAGCAGCGCCAGCTCGGTTGAGGGGTTAGCGGCGGCTATGAATACACCATCAGGGCTTTTGGGATTAATTGTCTCCCCATACTCACCCCAAGATGACCCATCATCGATAATGCAATTGTGAGGATCTTGATTGCTCTGAGGAACCAGGAACGAGAAATAAGATCCAGTATTAATCCATAGCCAAGGACCTGGTGTCGCCTTTTCAGCTACTTCCCGTAATGCGCGTTTGTCGATGTTGCTCATTGGGCGGCTATTCATCGCTATTATCCTCGCAGCAGTAGTGCCGACCTTCCGGATCTGTGCTTACGTGACCACAGATGTCGCACTCAATGCCTTCTCCGCCAGGCCATTCTTCCATATCATCTTCATGCTGGCAGTTACGGCACAGCTGCTGTCCTTTCCACATATCTTCTTTGCAGCGTGGGCAGCGGTCTAAATCTTCGTCTCTCATTCGTCACGCTCCTTGCAAACGTGCATTTCTGGCTCATCAGCCTTGTAATAACCGCCGCAGATTGTGCATGGCACCACCTGGACTTCGTCGTAATGAGAGGTTCCTGTAATCATGACTGCACTCCTTTGCGAAGATTGTCGGCGAACTCGCGTGCATCATCACCGCTGATATCTGCATGCATCTCTTTGGTGAACATCTCTACGCCCTGCGCCCGCACTTCCGCCAGGAAAGCGTCTGTCGCTGGGGTTTCTGGCTCGTACCCATCAGCATTAACGTAGCGAGTAATTTCCTCTTCATAGAATGTCTCTGGCTCAACGTGCGCAACGTGACATTCTTGAGTAATGAACTTCTTCAGCCCCGCATTCTCCGCAGCCAGCGCCGCAGCTTCATTACGAACCTTACGCAGTTCCAGAACAGCTACCTGCACTGCATAAGCGAACATAGCAGCAGGGCGGTCACTCACTTTTTCACTATCTCGTTGCATGTTGACAGCAATAGTCATCAGTTCATCCAGCTGTTCGCCGGTCATTGGTTTATTGGCTGTCATGATTTTGCTCCTGCTGCAATTTGTGTTGCTTGACGAAGTGGGCCACAGCCTTTGACTGGCTGGCGACAATGGTTTTGTCATCCATGTCCAGCCAAACGGTTTTACCGCGATACAGTGAGGCCCGACCAATTTCCTTACCATCGAGCATCACATACAGAGATCGTCCGCGAATTTCTGTTGTCGGTACTGGTTGTGACAAGCGATAGAGTTCACGTGCTTCAGCAATGGCTTTATGTTCGTCCATAATCGACAGCGCCTCGGCCAGTGCAGTCCCTTCAAGAGTGAAGACGCCTTCATCACTGATCGTGGCCTGAGCCATCAGCTCAACGAAACGGCGTGCGTTCTTTACACTCAGTTCCGGCGCGATAGAGCTACGGGTTACTTTCGATTTACCCTGGGCAGCCGCTACAGCTTTATCATGTTGGAGTACTTTCCCAGCCTGTTCGCCATACTCCATAACGCGATCAACCGCGACATCGACTGACACAGCACCGGATTTAACCTCCTGCTGAACGTCATGGTTCGCCGTACTGAGGAGCAGCAGCTTCTCGACGGTGGCCACAGACTTATTCACCAGCTTTGCTATCTCGCTGGTGGTCTGGTTAAAGGCGTTATGTAGCTCCTGAATAACAGCTGCCTGTTCCATATCGGATAGCGGGAGCTGGTTGTTACTGGTCATGATGCGCGCCAGTCGCTGAACATCGTTACCGTTGAACGGCATGATGTGGATACGGTCTACTGGCTTACCAGCTTCTGCACAGCGCGCATAGCAGCGACGCCGTCGGTGGCCTTCAACAACCCACACTCCACCTTCATCACGGGCGATAACCTCCAGCGGGGGAACGGAGCCACCATTCATCAGATAGTTGAAAAGGTCATCATCTGCCTGGCGGGTACGTTCATCATCTTCGCGTTTGTTGAAACCTTCCCGCACATGGATTTGGTCGAGGCTGATGAACATCCCGGTATCGGTGCGCTTGATGGTCCCGTCACGGGTCATTTGCTTGAATGAGTTAGCCATCAGAGAGCCACCTCGTTATTTAGGGAAATGACGACGGTAGGCAACTCACGTAGTTCTCGCTGGGCTTCCAGTAAATGCATATTGGTTCTGGTCTTCGTGTGGCGTTCAACAATGCGGTCACACTCTTTGGCCCAGCTTGCGACATCTTCACGCAGAGTAGCGTTCTGAGCAGCCAGTTCCTTACGCTGCGCCATCGCTTCACAAAGCGCGACGCTGGTATAGTCCAGGCGGTTAGCCAGTTCTTTCATAATGCCGCAATAAGCTGGCGGAAGGAGAGGGGCTGCCTTACGCGCTGCGTCGATCAGCTGCTCCCGGGTCATGCGTGGTTGTAACTCGGTGACATTCTGTGTGTTCGTCATGGATAGTTTCTCCGTGTTATACGCGCTCTGCACAGCGCTGAATTTTGGTTGCACGAATCCCTCGCCGATTGGCGACAAAAAATTAAGGGGGGTCGTTTTAGTATGCACCCAACCAGGGCACTTAGTGAAACGGGCGGCTGCCACCGCCAGTTAGCTTCTCCACAATTGAGAGCGCGTTCTCCTGAGTTGATTTAACGACTCCGGCCTCTCAAGTTGAACGCTGAACGCGCTTTCAGTTGTGTAAAAGGGGCGGTCGACATTAAGGACATTCAAAACTGCCGACCGCCAAGACTACACACAGCATCTGGTACAGCTACTACGGTTAACACAACTGGAAGCGCACTCCGTTCGTTTACTTACCTGCCATCCACAACCGATAGTTGATGGAGTGCGCTTTCATGTTGTGTGCCGGGATTCCACCGGCTCCCATCTGTTTTTATAGCCACTCAGATATCGTCTGGGCTGTCACCTTATCGCCACGCTGGTGAAGCGTCTCTGGCTGTCGTACTTGCCTGGCTTGCACATTCCGGCTACCCCTGGATCTGGATACTTGAAAGAATCTCCGGACCGCTGCGGCACATGTGCAATATGCCGATGACTAGAAGATAATCATTAATTGCGAGTAACGCAAGTATTAAAATGCATATTGCGCAATTTGATACGCAAAAAAAAGACCTCGCATGAGGTCTGATTTTTCATAAAGTTTGCTATCCATGCCGCTTAAAGGATTGCGACTGGCTTATTAAAACCTTTCCGTAAATGAAGAACCTATGCTCGTTATCTTTAGTGATATTCCATTCACGATACTTTGGATTGTCAGAGATAACCAAAAGTTGGTCAGGGATCATCTGCAATCGCTTAACGTAGACTTTTCCATCGAAACCAAAGACATAAATTCCATCGCCATCGAATTCATTCACGTTAACATCTACAAAAATTAGGTCTCCTGGCTCGATGGTTGATGCCATGCTATCACCACGAACGTTTATAACTTTGACCCCAGAAGAAGATCTGCCCCCAAACATGGTTAATGCTTGGTCATTGTTATATTCAATAGCATGTATGACATCAATGACATCACTGCTCTGTATGTGTCCTGCTCCGGCGCTTGCGCTCACATCAAGTACCTCGACTCTATAAACATCACCAATACTTCGCGATGATGAATCACTTTCACTGTTTATACATACAGTAGACTCATTTTCGACGGAGGTAAATAGGTCTGGGACTTTTACGCTTAAAGCGTGAGCAAGTCGGTTAAGTGTTTGTTCTGAAAACTGCTTTTGTTTTCCTGTTTCAAGGCGGGAAATGTTAGCAGCATCAACCCCCACAGACTCTGCAAGCTCTGAGATTTTCATGTTCTTCGCCAAGCGAAGCTGTCTGATACGTGATCCTATATTCATGCGTCTATTACATGTGTTTTTTGCGTGTCGTGCAAAGCAACTTGCGCAATTCGCTAGCATGAAATAACATGCGCAATACGCAAATGAAGGAGGGATTATGCAATCACCATTGAGAAAATTGCGCAAATCGCACGGTATGACCTTGTTGCATGTTGCAACTGGCGTACAGGTCGATCCGGCAACATTAAGTCGCATTGAAAGATGCGAACAGGTTCCGTCAGTAGAGCTTGCAGAACGTCTTGCCAAGTTCTTCAAAGGCGAGATCAGCGAATTACATATTTTGTACCCGAGCCGCTACCAAGTAGCTGAAGAAGTAATAGGCAAAGGCAATCGTAATGTGAAAGCAGTCATCTGATAACTACCAAAGGAAATACAACATGGTAGAGCCAAGCCTGAAAGAAGTAGTTAAAGCGATGTGCAAAGCGTACCCAGGAGGCCGTGAAGCTATGGCCGGTGCTCTTGGCATGTCAGTAACGCAATTCAACAACAATCTGTATGAGAAGAATGGCTGCCGTTTCTTCGAAGTGAATGAGCTGGAGGCGATGGAAGACATCTCGAATACGTCCCTTCTGGCGGATTACTTTGCCCGTCGCCGTGGTGCGCTGCTGGTGGACGTTCCTCAACTTGAAGACCTTGATCGTGTCGACCTGTTTGATCGTGCCATGAGAACGTCAGCAGCGCGTGGACGTGTTGATACCGTGATCCAGAGAGCTCTCGAAGATGGAGTAATCGAACGTCATGAAGCTGAAGAAATCAACGAATATCACCGCCGTCATCTGGCAGCGCGTGAAGAAGAGATTCGCGCGATTGTCGCGCTGTTTAGCCGTAAGAAAAGCCAAAAGAAGTGACGCCCGCGAGTGTGCAGCTCCGGGCGTCGTGGCGTGTCGTATTCAGTGGAGAAACTAACGCATGAACAGTTTAAACCGATTGAGACCAGCGAAGCAATTCAGATGCCTTCCACTGGTGGGAAAAGATTCCCCGTTCGGCTATGTGGAGAGATTAAACAACCAGGCGGAGGATAACAACTACCAGCCTGAGAACGCGATGGTAGAGGCATTTGCACTGATGAACGAGAAGGGGCGTGAGGAATGGCTGAAGTTGACCGGCGATTCAGAGACCACAGAGGCATCACCGTCCACGTCATCCGATGGGAGCCCGAGACTCGACGCGTTATATACCTTCGCGAAGGGTACGATCATGAGTGCTTCAGCCCTCTTGAGCAATTCCAGCGTAAATTTACAGAGTTAAAGGACGATCATGAGCCTGTTAATGCCATCCCGCCCGATAGTGATTAACCCTGACCTTGCGTACAGCATTGGGCTGAACGAGGCCATCGCGTTGCAGCAGGTTAATTACTGGCTGAAAGAAACCACCTCCGGACTGGAGCGTGACGGCGTGCGCTGGATTTACAACACCAATGAGCAGTGGCTGGAGCAGTTTCCGTTCTGGTCTGAATCCACCCTGAAGCGCACATTCACCCGCCTGAAAAACCTTGGCGTACTCAAAGTTGAGCAGCTGAACAAGTCTCAGCGCGACATGACGAACTATTACACGATCAACTACGAAAGTGAGCTTTTAGATGAGGTCAAAGTGACCAAATCGAAGAGTTCAAAATGCACTCTTCCATCAGGTCAAAATGAACCGATGGAAGAGGTCAATGTGGAACGCTCCATCAGGTCAAAACGAACCGCTCTCATCAGGTCAAATTGCACTGATGTTCTTACAGAGAATACAACAGAGAATACTACAGATATTAAAAACCCTATTTGTCCGGTTGCGCCGCAACCAGACGGTGATGTGTTGATCACCGATCAGGCTAAACAGGTTTTAAACCATTTGAACCAGGTGACCAGTTCGCGTTATCAGGTTTCAACAACCTCGCTGCAAAACATTCGCGCCCGAATCGGGGAGGGCTTCACCGTTGAAGAACTGTCGCTGGTGGTGGACTACTGCAACGCCAAGTGGAGCGACGATTTAACAATGGCGTCCTACCTGCGCCCGCAGACACTTTTCCAGCCAACGAAGTTTCCAGCTTACCTGAAGTCCGCTACCAACTGGGCGAATGCCGGAAGGCCAGCGCGAGTTAACGGCAAGTGGGAGCGTGAGGATGGAATCTTCAAATCCAGCTTCAAGAACACCGACTACGGCAAAGTCCCGGCGGGCTTCAGAGGAGCGAACTCATGAGTCTTCTGAAAGATATTCAAATTTTCATCGCTGAAAACCCTGGGTTAACTAACAAACAGATCGCAGCTTCATTGCCTCAATACCGACTTCATGCTGTACAGCGCGGTGTATGCCATCTGGTCAAACTGAATCGTGCAACACGCCAGCATAACGACAAGTGCTACCAGTATTTTGCCAAAGCACCGGGTGGGGTGGTTGGCGAGGGGCGTTCTGCACTGAAAATCAACCGGGCTGATAAACCAGCTGTACCAGAACAGGAAGAAGCTTTGAATCCGGCTGTGACCACAATGATGGATAAGTCTCAAGGCCTGTTTGAAAAAGGGCTCTACCACCGTGCGGCCACCGTTCTGATGGATGCCTTCAATCGCACTAAGAACGAAGAGCAGCGGATGAAGATACTGATTGAGCGTCAGCGTTGCCTGAGCATGGCGCCGAAAGTGAAAGCACCCTCTGATGCATGGTGTCTGGCTGGCCGAGCGAGGAATGTCTGATGAAATATTCACTGATTTACGCTGACCCAGCCTGGCTCTATGACAACAAAGCCAGTAACGGTGCAGCAGAAGATCACTACGACACGATGAAACTGATCGACATGAAGCGCTTGCCGGTTTGGGACCTGGCTGCCGATGATGCAGTTCTGGCTATGTGGTTCACCGGTACGCACACCCGAGAGGCTATCGAGCTGGCTGAAGCGTGGGGCTTTAAGGTCCGCACGATGAAGGGCTTTACCTGGGTAAAGTTCAACCCACTGGCAGAGAAGCATATCAACAAAGCACTTCAGGCAGGCCGTGTGGAAGATTTTTACGACTTCCTCGACCTGCTGAACGCACAGACACGCATGAACGGCGGGAACTACACCCGAGCCAATACCGAAGACCTCTTGATCGCCACCAGGGGAAAAGGACTTGAACGCAAATGCGCCAGCATCAAGCAGGTTATTTACAGCCCACTCGGTGAGCACAGCCAGAAGCCAGCAGAGGCGCGTTTCCGTCTGGAGATGCTTTACGGTGATGTTCCACGCATCGAACTATTCAGCCGTTGCGGTGCGCCTGGCTGGGACCACTGGGGAAATCAATCTGAATCACCAGCTGTTGAGCTTATACCGGCAGTTGCCGTTCCCATGAAAAAACTACAGGAGCGCGCTGCATGAAAAAGCTATCTACCGAGCATGAGAACGCTGTGCGTGATGTAGCCCGTCAATGCAACGATGCCATCAAAAAAGCCCTAAAGCAGAAGCCAAAGCCAAGCTGGAATGTCGTAGTGCCTCCGATCCTGAAGGAGTACCACGAGAAGGTTAAACCGATGGGCGTAAGCCTGGTGATGTTCAACAGCGTAATCGGACGCCTGAACGGGCGTTATGGAGTTGAGTCATGATCGAATTAACGCCGCGTCAGAATGAAGTGTTTGAAGCTATCAAGATTCACATCGAAAAGGCAGGCTTTCCACCTACTATGCTGGAGCTTGCCGGATTAATTGGCTGCGCATCACCGAACGCTGCCGTGGAGCACGTGAAGTCACCTAAGAAAAAAGGTTACATCACTGTTGCTCCTGGCGCTGCCAGGGGCATAACCGTCATCAAAACGGAATGGGATGCAGATCCAGTAACGATCATCAAAGACCTGCTATCCGGTGGAGACAGGGCCAGAGATAACGCAGTTGAATGGCTGAAAAAACAGGGAGTGACGTTATGAAACTGGTGCTCCCGTTTCCACCGAGCGTAAACACATACTGGCGAGCCCCGAACAAGGGGCCGTTAAAGGGCCGCCATTTGATCAGCGCCAAAGGCAGGGCATATCAAAGCGCGGCCTGTGTCGCCATTGTCGAGCAGCTTCGCTTCCTTCCAAAGC